AAGGCCAAGGTATTGGAGCTTATGCACCTTATATTACACAAGCTGCAGCTTACTCTGGTCCGACTGGTTATCAACCTTTTATGTCGCCGTATCAACAAGATGTAATTGATGCAACAATGACGGAGTACGACAAGCAAGCTGCTAAAGGTATGTCTGGAATAGGTTTACTTGCAGCAAGATCTGGAAACTTAGGTGGTGGAAGAGAAGGCGTTATGAGATCCGAGTATCAAACTCAATCAGATTTAAACAGAGCAATGTTAAATGCTCAATTATTACAACAAGGTTTTGGTCAAGCACAAAAAGCAGCTCAAACTGCATATGGTCAACAGATGCAATTGGCTGGTACTGTACCAGGATTGTATGGCCAAGATATCGCTAGATTAGGATCAGCGGGCGCGATCCAACAAGCGCAAACACAAGCTACTTTAGATGCACAAAGAGAAGCAAATAGAATGGCAGCTTACGAACCTTATGAACGACTAGGATATATGGGAGCAGGACTTGGAAATATTCTAGGAGGAATGGGTGGCCAATATCAAACAACAATAAGACCTGACCCGACACCGTTGCAGAGTGCGTTAGGTATCTTATCAACGGGTATCGGAGTATACGATAAATTTAGATAATGAATAGAGTATTTCACAGACCTATGTTTAGAAAAGGCGGTGACGTCGAAGGTGGTATTACATCTGGATTAAGACCGGGATACAAAAGAGGAAGAGTCGTAGAACCTGGTGGTTATTCTGGAGACCGAGATCCTTATAAATTAATGGAAGGTTATCCTAAATTTAGAGATGAATATATAAAGCAAGTAGGAGAGTTTCCTGAGAGTCAAGCACGTTCTGATTTTTTAATTAACTTTGGTTTAGATTTAGCATCTAGATCTCCTTCAGGAAATATAATTACAACAGCAGCAGAGTCAGCTAAAAAACCTTTTGAAAGATTTCAACAACAAACAGCTTATGACAAAGCAGGTAAGAGAGAAGAGGAAAGAGATTTAATTAAATCATTTATAGATGCAAGAGCTACTGCTCTTAGTGAATCCGATCAAAGCATGTTTAGTGCTGAACAAAAATCAGCTGCTATAGGAAGTTACACTGATGAATTATTTAAATTAAGCGATGACCTTGCTGCAGGGACAATAACTCAAGAAGACTATGATAGAAAAAGAATAAGAATATGGAATAAAATGCAACCTTACGTAAAAGATAATCCTGAAATTGCAGCTTTATGGAAAGTGGAAGGTTATGCAGAAGATGCATATAATGAATTTAAAAAAGCACTTTTAAATGAAGATGGTTTAGGAGGAAGCCCTTATCTTGATGCAAATGGTAAACCTGTGGTCGAAGATGGTGAACAAATTACCATAGCAGAATGGTTTAGTAGACCAGAAAATTTACCTGAATTAAGAAGAAAAGCAACTGATATGTATTTAAAAGAAGCTCAGGAGAGAAGAATAGGTATGGTTACAGGAGAATATAAAGCTGAGGGTGGCAGAGCTGGTTACCAACAAGGAAGTTTAGTAGAACAGATGGACGTAGATGTCATGACACCTAAAGGTGAGATGGCTATGCAAGAAACAGTTGAAGAAGGAGTGATGCCTGATCAACTTTCATATGAAGAATTAAGATCAAGATTACCGGTAGAAATTACAGATGACATTGTAAGATTATTAGTGAGTAGTGCTTCTGCTCTAGGAGATTTTGCACAGATTCAAACACAACAAGACGTTGATAATTTTAACGCTAAATACGGAGTCAACTTAGTCCTACCATCGGAGGCGTAACATGGCCGAAGACAAAAGAACTCTTTGGAGTGATATAAAATTAAACATTTTAGATAAAGGTTTAAAAGGTGAAGTAGGTGGAGACACTAGAGGCTACGGTAAAAAAGAAATAAAAAAAGATTTAAGATCTCAAGAATTTCCTTTTTATACTAGACCTAAAAAGAAAAAGAAAGCAGACATAGAAAACTATAGTGATTTTACTAAAATGCTTTTAGCAACGGAAGAAAAAATTTTCCCAGCGAAAAAGAAACCTACTAAATATACTAAAGAAGGATTGTTTGATGCAATGTCTGTATTAGGTTTGGTCGATCCTTTTGGAGTATCTCAAGCATATACTCTTGACAAACTTACTAAACAAAAAGCAGATAAAAAATTTCAAAGAAGAAAAAAATACGTAGAAGGTTATACTGACATTGCTACTCAGTTAATGAAAGGAACTGGAAACTTTATTCAGTCAGCTAGTGAATGGGTTTTAACTCCTATTGACTATGTATTTACTACAGACTTCCAAGATAAATTTAATGACTACATGGACAAAAGTTTATCGTTTGCAGCTGATGAACCTGAAACATTTATGGGAGATATTTCTAAATTAATTGGAGAATATGCTGTTCCCCTTTCGGTTGCCACTAAAATTAGAAATGGGGCAATGCAATGGAAAAAATTAAAACAACTTCAAGAATATAATAAAACTCATAAAGGATCTAAGATTGCAACAAGAATGGGAGAAGGTGCATTCATCTTAGGTTTTGCTGATGCATTTGTTGGAAGTGGTGGACGTCCTGATATGGAAAGAGGTTTACCATGGGGTACTTTAATAGGTAAGCCAGGTACAGGAAGAATTAATAAACCAATTGATACTAAAGGTTTAACTGGAAAAGAATTAGCTAAAGCAACTTTAATTAATAAAGTTAGATTTGCTAGAGAAGGAGCTATGATTGGTGGTGGCTTTCCTTTAGTTGGAAAAGCTGCTCAACTAACAACTAAGTGGGGCGTGAAACCTGTAGTTAAAACAGGAGTAGGATTAACTCTTAAAGGAATAGGAGGAACTTTTAATACAGCTTCAGCTATTTTAGCAAGAATTCCAGGGCAACCAGCTGTTGCTAGAGCTACACGAGATTGGACAGGAGCAGTTTTAGAAAAAGCAGTTGTGCCTACCTTAACTGCCAACTTAAGAATGCCTACGATGAAAAATAAATCTTTGATTAGACAGCTTCCTCCATTTGATGAATGGAAATTAATACCAGAGACAACACCGGATAAAGGATTAAAAAGACTTAGAAAGTTTCAAGATTTTTTAAGTTATTTTTCTTCTTTTGGTAAATATAATGAAGCTTTAGGAACAATCGATGAAGCAGCAAAATTAACAATTAGATCTAAAGGTAAAAGATTATTTAAAGTATTAGATGATATTAATAATTCAGCTTACAAATTAGCTCAAGGGTTTGAAAGAAGATACAATACTAATAAAACTTCTCCTGTTGGAGAAAAATATTTTGCCGATCAAGTATTAGAATATTTAAAAGGTCAATTAAAGGGTGGGCTAAATGCTCTTCCTAAAGAATTAAGATTAGCTGCTAAAGATTTAGATGAACAATTAACAATGTTAAGAAAACTTTATGCAGATGCTTTACCTAACTCTACAAAATTTAAAGAATACAAAATAATGTTATTAAATGATCTTAATAAATATTTAAGATCATCTTTTGGAACTTTTAGCAATCCTTTATATTTAGTGAATCCTAGAGATAAAATTAATGCTACAACTTGGATTGTAAAAAATGTAGTAAGAAGAAATAAAGATTACAAACAAGAAGCTCGAAAAGCTTTTCCAAATGTCACAAGAGACAGAGCATATACATTATATGGTAGACGTATTATGGAAAACATTCTTCACACAGGAAGAACAGAAGGATCAGATCCTCTAGCAGCTATGGAAAAAATTGGATTAAAACATTTAAGAAATGATAAATTTAAATTTCTTAAAAAAGGAGAGCTTTTACCGACAGCCATTAAAAAACTTTTAGGTTATCGTCCTGATTTAAAATCTCAAATTGGTAACACTGGAATGGAAATGGTTTCAGAATTAGTTACTAAAAGACAATACGATAAGATGGCTAAGTATTTATTAGATAATAAACTTGCATTTAAAACAGAAGCGGAAGCTATTCCTTACATTGTTGGAGCTAAACAAATTTTTAGAATTCCAAGACTAGGGGTTTTACCAAGTGACATTGTTGGTTTGTATGTATCTCCTGCAACAAAAAGAATGTTGGAAGGAGTGGGAGGACCTTTAGATAAATTAATTGACATTGCAATTTGGAGACATGCTTTACAATTTAAAGTCATGACTCAAATGGGTAAGACAGTTTTCTCTCCTCAAACACAAGTTAGAAACGTAGAAGCATCTGCTTTATTTCCTTTAGTAAATGGTCACATAGGAGGAAGAACAAGTGTAATTGATTCAATGAAAATAGTATGGCGAGATATATTTCCAGCTCCTGGAAAAGTAGATACTAAAAAATTTTATAACGCTATTGAAAAAGAAGTTCGATTAGGAACGATGGACGAAAACGTAATTGCAGCTGAAATTCAAGCAGTTATTAAAGATATTAATAAAGGAGCTATTAATACACTTGATGAATTATTTCAACGTTTTCAAGACACAAACTTTGTTAAAAAAACTAGTAGAGTTTATGCAGGTGGTGATAACATGTGGAAATGGTATGGAAGACACTGGGTTAAATCACAATTAGCTGAAGTATTTCCTAATGCAAAAGCTCTTACTCAATACATGAGATATATGGGACAATATGTTAACGAAGATGATTTATTAACTGGAGCTAAGAAAACATTTGATGATTTACTGGATGATGCTTCCGCATGGGAGATAAGAAACACTTATCCAACTTATAGTAAGGTGCCACAATTTATTAAAGACATTAGAAAAATTCCTTTCTTTGGAAACTTCGTGTCATTCCAAGCTGAAATTTTAAGAACAGGAATGAACATAATGAACTTTGGTTTAAGACAAGCTGCTCATCCTAATCCTAGAATAAGACAAATGGGATTGAATAGATTGATGGGAGCTTCTTTAGGTTTCTATGGTTATGGATATGGTTTATACAAAGGAGCCCTATGGTTAACAGGATCCAGCGAAGAGCAATGGGATGGATATAAAAGATCCTTTGCAGCAGACTGGGATAGAGCATCTAATCTTATGCCTTTAACAGATTGGGATAAAGGAAAAGCAAAAGCTATTAACTTTTCATACTTTAGTCCATACGATGTACTACAAAAACCAATTGAAGCAGCTTTAATGGAAGCTCAAAAACAAAAATTAAATCCTCAAGAGACAGAAGATTATATACTAAGTCAAATGTTTTCAGCCGATGGTCCTATCATGACTCTTATGGAACCATTTATTTCAGAACAAATTGGACTGGAAAAAATGCAAGACGTTATGCCACCAGGTTATTTAATGGGTGGTAGAGGTGGTGTCACTGCTACAGGTTCTCGAATCTACTCAGCGTCTGATAGTCTTAGCGATAAATTTGATAAGTCTTATGCCCATATATGGAAAGGAATTGAACCAGGAGCTTTAACATCTGGGAAAAAAGTTCTTAGAGGATTAACAGGTGATGTTAAAAAAGGAGGACAAGAAGTCTCTCTTAGAGATGAGTTGTTAGCATTGATGGCTGGTATTAGAGTTATAGATATTGATGTTAAAAATTCTTTGTCTTATAAAGCTGGAAGATTTAATCAATTACTAAGAGCAGTGGATGATGCGGAAAAAATATATTCTCCAGAAGATTATATAAATAGAGGACCGTCAGTTATTGTAGGAGAGTTTGAACAAATGCAAGAAGAAGCATTTAAGATTCAACAAGAAATGTATAATATTATTCAGGACGCATTACTGTTAGATCTAGATGAATCAGATATTAAAAAAGTATTAAAAGATGCTCAGATACCTAACAAAAGAATAAGAAAATTAATGAATGGAGAATTTGTTCCAGCTAACTTCTCTAAAACTAGATTTAAAAAGAAAGTTAAACAACTTGAAGAGCAAGCTGCTAAGATGACTAAAGATAATCCAGACATGAAATTTTATTTAGATGAAGACTACGCATTTCCTAAATCTGAATTAAAAGATGTTCAATATGAATGGAAAGGTAAGTCTTTAATTCCAGAAACTAAAGAAGAAAAACCAGGATTAATTAAAAGAGGAATTGAAAAAATATGGCAGAACGTAAGTCCATTTAAAGGATTCGGTGAACCAAAAGAACGAACACAAATACAAACACCGCCATTAGATAAGACACCTATGCCAAAATTAACAACAAATACACAACAAAAAAATCCACAAACTAACTTGACAAGGACAGAACAGGCACTACTATCGCCGAGTGAAAAAATTATTGCGGGGAGAACCTAATGGCAAGGAACGCATTACAAAAAATTGAAGAACATGAAAAGCTTTGCAGAATTATGCAAAAGCAAACTCATGATAAGATACATAAACTTGAACGTCAAATAAATCGTATAGAAAGTATCTTATTAGTATCAACTGGAGCGTTGATTACTGGGATGGGATATGTTATATTTACTTTAATCTTACACTAAAAATCATGCAACTATCAAAACATTTTAAACTTGAAGAGATGACTAAGTCAATGACCGCGACGCGAAAAGGGATAGACAATAGCCCAGGGGCCGGGGACATTAAAAATTTAGAGAACGTGTGCTATGAAATATTAGAACCTGTTCGTGCACACTTTGACAAACCAATAACTATTACATCAGGCTATCGCTCCGAGGCGCTGTGTGAAGCAATCGGCAGCAAAAAAACGTCGCAACATGCTAAGGGCCAGGCGGTTGACTTTGAAATAGGTGGCGTTCCAAATATTAAGACGGCTTACTGGATTCAAAACAACTGTGACTTCGATCAATTGATCCTCGAGTTCTACAAAAAAGATGATCCCGCAGGTGGCTGGGTGCACGTGTCGTACAATGAAAAGGGTGCGAACAGAAAACAAGTTTTAACATATGATGGTAAATCTTACGAAAATGGTTTGCCGGAAATGAAATGGAGCGGCGGAAAAGTCGTAGAATAAAAAATCTATTCCATATCAAAAGAAATAATACGCTTCTTAAAGCTAAGTTTATTAGGCCTAGTGAAATGAGATATTTCTCTAGGAAAAATAACCATATCACCTTCCTTTGCTGGATGGGGATATGAAGAGGCGAAAGAAATTTTATCTTCTTTGGAAGGATTATTCCAGGGCTGTATAAAAGTAGTTAATGGGGAACCTTTTTTAAAATCAAGATATAATATAGCTGAATAACCTTCTGACCCATCGTTTTTGTCATGGTTATGTGGACCAGTGTAATCTCCTTTTTTATATGACACTGACCATGCATCATAAACAGACAATGGTTTTTGTAGCTTATCACAAACTACTTCTAGTTCTTCTTTTATAATATTAGAAAAACTAGTTACTAATTTAATATCTGTGTGAAGTTTATTAGTAGAAAAACTTTTATTTTGTCTACTTTCTGGATAATTTTTAAAGATTTTTTTTAACTCTCTCTTTTTTTGAGAAAAATTTTTTGTTTCTATTGTAAAAATAGGAAGACTATAGGTAAGAGTAACATTTATCATTGTGTAAAATACAGATTATATGAAATAGTTATTCTAGTTTTTTTATTTATATGTTTACCTACTCCATGTTTTAGATAAGAGGGAAATATTATTATATCTCCTTTTTTACCATCGTAAGAAAAACCATTTTCAAAATAGGTGGGGGATCCCCCACAATCATTATAATAAATGACACCAGATAAAATACCACCGTGATCATGCAAACCATTTACAGAATTTTTCTCACAATAGTTTACCCAACAGTCATATGAATCAAAATGATTTCCATTTTTACGCAATCGAACAGTTCTACGAGTATCTTTAAAAGATAAGTTTTCATATTTACATCGATAAGATTCTCCTAAATAAATAAGATAGGCCTGCAGAAAAGAGCTTTCAATTAAATTAAAAGGTACAAACACTTGGTATAAATGAGTTCCTACATTTTTATGTGCTCGTAAACAACTTAGTTCATGGTTTTTAATCTTATCTGTTTCTTTAACACATTTTTGGAGCTCTTTGTAGATTGGGTAAGGGATTTTGTGTTTTAAAATAGAAGGCGCTATTTCTTCAAGATTTTTATAAATTGATTTTATATTCATAGTTTTAAAATTCTGCGCGCGTCGCGCGTATATCCTACTAAATCCATCATTTCAATGTTCCACTTCTCTCTGTAAATTAAAATCAAAAGATATAATTCTTTTTTTAAAATTAATTTTATTTGGTTCTGTATAATGACACAGAAATTGTGGAACTATCATTATATCTCCTGCTTCGACAGGGGGTTTATATAGTCTAGTCCTATCTTTTTCATTATTCCAGGGTTGTATGTAAGTTGTAACGGGTGAGTTTTTGTGCATGTCCAAATATAAAATCCCACAATAACCAAAAGAACCATGATTATGTGGAATATGATAATTACCTTTTTTATAGGTAATAGACCATGCCTTATACACATCTAATTTAGAATTATATTTAGTTCTGATTAACATAAACTCCTCTTTAAATATTTTTGTAAGGTCCGATGCAATTTGAGATTTGTTTCTATTACTATAGAAATTATCAAAAGGCAGTTCAGGGTAATGTTTTAATACTTTCTCAATAGCTTTCTTTTTCTTTTTAAAATTTATAGATTTAATTTTAAAAAATTCTATTTTAAATACAGGGTCTATAAAATATTTTATATCCATTCCTTTAACTCTTCTCCTAAAACTTCTGAGGCTATATTTATTTTTTTCCGTAAAGCTTTTACGATTTTTTCATCGACTGTTTTATCAGCTAAAATATCTACATATGTTACCGATTTTTTTTGTCCAATTCTGTGTGCTCGGTCTTCCGACTGTAATCGCTTCTCCAGGTCATATCCGTTAGAATAGTATATTACCGTGTTTGCAGCCGTCAATGTGATGCCGTAGCCGCCCGTAGAGGGGGTTCCAACCAAAAACCGGCACTTAGGGTCATCTTGAAATTTTTTGATGTTATTTTGCCTTTCATCTTGTGGCGTGAGTCCATAATAATCAACAATGGAACCCGGACCATGGACCTTAACCACTTCTTTAATTATGTTAGTTATATCATATTGATAATGAGCCCATATAATAGCTTTCCCTTCTGTTTCTTCTAAAACACTCATTAATTCATTAATTCTATTATTAGGAATTTTTTGAATAGTTCCATCATCTGCAGTAAAATGACCACATGTAATTTGATGTAGTCTCATTAATTGAGTCAATGCATTAACAGTTGTAACTCTTTTACCATTTAAAATTGCTAAGGCTTCTTTCTTCATTTGATCATATAATTTTAATTGTTCAGAACTTAAATTAATTTGACGCTTTATATAAACTTTATCAGGTAAATCTAAACAATCTTCTTTTAAAACTCTATAAGAAAAATTTTTTAAAGTGTCTGAAAGTTCTCCTAAATTTTGAAACTTATCCACCACTTGAATAGATCTACCCTGAACATTAATAGTTTTCATTAAAGCATACCTATTTCTAAATGCATAATAAGAAGTAAAGTCAAGTAGGTAAGGGTTTAAAAATTGACATTGACTATATAAATCTAATGGATTTTTAGTTACAGGGGATCCCGTCATAATACGCTTATATTTAGCCTTATTAGATAATTTAATAATATTTTTAGTTCTTTTGGCCGAAGGATTTTTAATAGTGGTTGATTCATCAATAGCCATTAAAGATCTGTGAGAATTTAAAAATTTAAAAGCAAAATTATGTCCTTTTTCTGTAGATAAAGCTTCAACATTCATAATTAAAATATGAAATATTGTTTCTGTTTCAAAGAGATTATCTAATTTTTCTTGTTGTTTTTTATTTATATGAGCTTGCCACAATACTGTCACATTTTCTATATGATTAGGGAGATGGGCAGGAAGTTCTTGATTATACCAAGTACCTACAACCCCTTTGGGTGCAATAATTAAAGCACCATCTATTTTACCTTTATCATAAAGCATAGACATGTTGTCTATTAATACTTTAGTTTTACCAGTTCCCATTTCCATAAAATATGCATAATTTTCTCTATTCCACGATTTTTCTAACGCAGTTAATTGATGCGCATACGGTTTCATTTTAAATTTATATTTCATATATTTTCTTCTTTCTTGTATTGACATATAATTCAAGATGCACTATATGTCAACCCATGAAAGCAGAAAATATTGTTTATGTAATACAAGAAATTCCTGGAACCAAAGTAGGTAATCCTAAAATAAATATTATGGGTGCTGCAGAGTTTGGAAAAATAAAATTTTTACTTCCAGAACTTTCTCAAATAATTTTTTCTCCGGGTCCTTTAATTTTTAAATTAAGGAAAGCTTTAAAAGATTTTAAAGAGGGAGATTATTTATTATTGACAGGAGATCCTGCAATAATAGGTGTAACATGTTCTATAGTTTCTGATATTACTAATGGAAAATACAATCTATTAAAATGGGATAAACAAGAAAGAAAATATTATCCTATTGAAATTAATTTATATGAGAAAGGAGAAATTAATGATTGATTTTGAAAAAGACCAAGAAGATGCAATGAAAAAGACTGATAATATTCAGTCTCTTGCAGATCAAGTTCAAAGACTAGAAGAAATGCAACATGAACTTGAAATAAGAGAAGATGCTCTTAAAGAACATAAAAAACAACTTGAACATTTATCTGGAGAAGTAATTCCAACCATGATGTCGGAAATGGGTTTATCCGAATTAAAACTTGAAGATGGATCACATCTAAAAGTTTCTACGTCGTACAAAGCTAATATTACAGTAGCTAATAAAGAAGCGGCGTTTAACTGGCTTCGTAACAATGGACTAGGAGATATAATCAAAAATGAGATATCCGTGTCTTTTGGTCGCAACGAAGATAACAAGGCAGCTGATTATGCTGATCTTGCAAAGAGTCATGGGTTTCAACCGACACAAAAGTTGAAGGTTGAACCTATGACTTTAAAAGCGCTAGTCCGTGAGCGTATTGAGGCAGGTAAAGAAATGCCAACGGAAATTTTCGGTGTATATACTGAAAATAAAACAACAATAAAAAGGAAACAATAAACATGAACCAAGTAACAAAAAAAGAGAAAGCAGGAGCATTGGCTACTAATATATTTGAAGCTGATGCAAATGCGGGTGCAGAAAACATCTCTCAAGATGATTTAGCATTACCATTCCTTAAGGTGTTAGGACAACTTTCACCAGAAGTGAATAAACAACATGCTAAATATATTGAAGGTGCTGAACCAGGAATGATATTAAATACTGTGAGTGGCCATCTTTATGATGGTAAAGCAGGTATTCAAGTTGTTCCTGTTCATTATAAGAGACAGTTAGTTGAATGGCAGGACAGAGGTACCAGTGTAGGTGCTCCTGTAGCTATCCATAGTGCTGACAGTGATATTATGAGTAAAACTACTCGTGATAAATCTTATAAAGATAGACTACCAAATGGTAACTATATAGAAAATACGGCAAATCATTTTGTAATCTTGTTAGGAGATCATCCTACTACAGCTTTGATTTCTATGAAAGCTACTCAATTAAAAGTGAGTAGAAAATGGAACTCAATGATGATGGGGATAAAACTACAAGGTAAAAATGGTATGTTTACACCGCCAACATATAGTCACATTTATAAACTAAAAACTGTTCAAATGTCGAATGACAAAGGAACATGGTTTGGTTGGGATGTGTCTCAAGTTGGTCCCGTTTCAGATAAAGGTATTTACGATGCTGCTAAAAATTTTGCTGGAAGAGTAGGCAGAGGCGAAATTGAAGCTAAACCTGAAACACAAGAACAAGCTAAAAGAACTATCAATCTTTAAAGTTCCTGCAGGGGTAGGCGGTGTAGCGAGAGTGAACCGCCTACTTAAAATATTATGGTCGAGATAAAGAATAGTTCTGATAATAAAGCTCCAATTAATTATGAGCAATGGATTGATTCGGGTAGAATCATAATTCCATGTATGCGTGGTAAACCAATTCTTAAACGTTGGTCTAGTCCTGATTTTAAAATTACGAAAGAACAATGGAAAAATGATCATTCAAATTGTGAAATTGCTTTACGATTAGATTATGACATAGATTTAGATATTGATAACCCTTTAGCCAAAGGATTTATAGAAAAATATGTAAAATCTTGTGGTGCAGTTTCGGGTAGAAATGGAAATCCACATAGCCATTACTGGTGGCGAGGCAAAGTAGAATTTAAACAGTTTAAACTTCCTGCAGAATTAAAAGAACATTATAAAGATTTACCTCATGGTTCTATGATTTGTGAACTAAGAAGTGGTTCTGATAAATACACAATAGTTCCTGAATCAAAACACAGTAAAGCAAATGAAATAGTAAGATGGGAAAAATATTCTGGTATGCATGAGTATACTGGAAATCTAAGAGAAGATGTAGGTAAGGTAGCTCTTTCAACCGCTTTATGTCTTTTATATGCTCCAGTAGGACAACGAGATATATACTGTACAGCTATTGCAGGTGTTTTATTAAAACATACTAACTGGGATGTAAATGAAATTGATGAGTTTATTGATAATCTAGCTATTGAAGCAAATGATGATGAAGCAATAAAAAGAAGATCTAAAGGCACTAGTGGTAAAAAAGCCAATAAGAATTTAGGATTACCTAAACTTGCTGAAATTATAGGTTGTTCTCCAAGGGCTGTAGCAGAATTATTTAGTTGGATTGGAATAAAATATGCAGCTGGAAAAGAAATAGCTGAAGAATCGATAGGGGATATTATTGAATATGGAGCTAATAGATATATCGTAAAAGTAAATGCAGTTGTTCAAGGGGAGCCCGTAGAGAAAGAGATAATAGTAGATGGGCCTACTTTAATGAACCAGAAATTATTTTATGATGCAGTTATCAAACAATCATCAGTTTGGATTCCTAAAATGAAAGCAAATGATTTTGAAATTGTAATGAGAAAGAAATTTGAAAGTAGAACTAAATCTGAAGATTATGTAGCTGAAGCAGAAGAAGATCAAAAATTTGAAAAACATTTTGATAAATATATTAAACTTACAAAAATATTTACTGACAAAAAAGAATTAGCATATTATGGACTTCCTTTTTTTAATGAAAAAAGGCAGGAACTACATATTAATTTAAATAAATTTGAAGATTATTTAGTTTCTCAAAGAATAAATATGGAGCGAGTAGATTTGTGTTTAAAAATGCAACGGGTACTTAAAGCAAAAAGAGTGCCAGGAAAATATAAAGATAAATCCTGCGTTTCATGGAAAATAGACAAACCAGAAATTGATAAAGACGATATTATTTTAGAAGGACAAGCCGTTGATATAGAAGATACACCAGTCTTGGAGGATTTAAGTGAAAAATAAACCTCGATTTATATCAGGACCCCCTGGTACTGGAAAAACCCATACATTTATTGTTAATCAATATAAAGAATTAATAAAAGAGTATAGCCCGGAAAATATAATTATTATTTCTCATACAAATGTTGCAGTTCGAGAAATTAAAAATGCTATTTTAGATTTAGAAGAAGTAAAAGCCCAAGGTTATGACTTAAAATTCTATGAGCACAGAATATGTACCATTCATTCCTATTGTAAAAGTAAATTAATGAGAAAAGAAGTATTTGATATAGATGATCATACAAATTTAATAAATATTAATAGAAGGTTTGGAATTGATAGAAGATCCATAGAAAAACATGAATTTTATAGAATAATAAAATTAGCACGTGGGCAAAAACTTACTCCTTTAGAGTTTTGGAAAAAAGAAAAACCTCATTTAGACATTTATGACATCAAAGAAATTTTGAGACTATATGAAATTTATGTAAAATATAAAGAGGATAATTATAAATGTGATTATCAAGATATGATTGATGAGTTTAGACTTAGAGCTGTTGATCCCAAAATAGATGTACTAATAGTTGATGAAGCACAGGATAGTAATATCACTCAAATAGATGCCATTGAAAAAATGGCTAAAAATGTAAAAAATAATCATTATTATTTAATAGGGGATGCCGACCAAACAATATTTGAATTTGCTGGTTCTAATCCTCATTACTTCCATGAACTTTCTAAGAATCCTTATTTAGAATTAAAAGAAGGTAAAAGATGTAGTGAAGCTATTAATAATATATGTAGAAAAATTATTCAACCTATTTGGACTCAATATGGATATAGTCGAGTATGGACACCGGCATTATATACAGAAAGACATAATAGAGGAAATATTGGTGAGATTATAAAAGGAAATGGTTTTCGTTTACCTTCTTTAGAATATGGATCTTCCCATTTAGAAAAGTTGTTTGATAAAATAAAAAATACTAATGAAACTTTTTTATTTACCTACAGAGGAAACCCAAGTGACCAACGATGCACCGAGTTTTTTAAAAACCATGGATTAGAGTATGCAAGTGTAGAATTTGGTGCGCATGTAAGTAAAAAAGAATTAAGATGTTATAAAGAATGGCCTTTATTTGTTGATGGTAAAGCACTTCCTTTATCTCAAATTAAAGATTTTTGGGATTATTTAGGTACTCAAGTTATATGTAGAGGAAAAAAAGATAAAAATGTTTTTAAAGGTTGGACAGAAAAATTCTACACCATAAATTTTTTAGTACAAAAAGGATTAGTAAGAGAAAATTATAGACAATACCGAGACTTAGATAGAGCCATCCCTCCAGCTCAAGGTAAAAAAGAAAAAATTATAGATATTAAAAGAATATTAAATAGTAATTATGATTTAGAAAAAGAAATTCAAATATATCATGGAAATATTCACCAAATAAAAGGAACTACGTTTGATAATGTAATAGTAGATCATACCCGAGTAAGAAGAGAAGATTATTTTAGACAATTAAGATTAACTTATACTGGGTACAGTCGGGGGATTTATGATTATTGGGAATTGGCTAGACATCCCAAATCTAAATTTATATTAGGAGCACGAGATAATATATGACACACCCTTATGCTGAAAGTAGAAAACGAGCCAGAAAAAAATGGAGACAAAGTCCTAAAGGTAAAGCATGGGATAAAGCATATGGACAAAGACCAGAAGTTAAAGCAAGAAGGCATGAAGAATATATTAAAAGATTAATTAAGGAATGTACTGATGTCTGAAGAAGATTTTTACAGATTTATAATGCAAATGGAAGAAGAAGTATGGGGAGAATATGAGCGATATATATAAAAAACAAGTGGGAGGATCTCACTATCAGTCTATGGTTATTCAGCCATCAGAATTTATTAACAAAAATAATATTCCGTTTGCAGAAGGAAATGCAATTAAATATTTATGCCGTCACAAACAGAAAAATCAAAAAGAAGATTTATTAAAAGCAAAACATTATATTGACATGGCAATCGATAGAGACTATCCTGAAGAAGTGAAAGAGATAAAAAAAGAAAAGAAAAATTCATGGGGTATACTTAAGTAATGTGTAACACACCTGAAGATTTAATTGTAAAAGGCATAGATACTATTGCTATCGACCTTGAAACTTATGATCCATTTTTAAGATCTAAAGGATCTGGAGCATTGAGAGAAGATGGAAGTTTTGTGTGTGGCATAGCAGTAGCTACTAAAAATCAAACCTGTTATTTTCCAATTGCCCATAGTAAAGGGAATCTCGATCCGGATGAAACATGGAAAGAATTAAATAAGAGAGTTTTTCAAAATGAAAAACTAACGAAAGTATTTCACAATGCTATGTATGACGTGTGCTGGATAAGAGCAGTTACAGGTAAAAAGATGAAAGGAAGAATAGTAGACACTATGATAGCTGCTTCTGTCCTTGATGAAAATAAACTTAAATACAGTTTAGATGCATTAGCTAAAGAATATTTAAAAGAAACTAAATATAAATATGACTTGCAACAAAAGACTTTAGAATGGTCCGGAGGATTGGTTAAAGATCCTATGGTTAATATGCATAAAATTCCTGCTTTTGTTGTTAAAGAATATGCTGAACAAGATGTGAATCTTACTCTTAAGTTATGGAATAAATTTAATAAAAAACTAGATGAGGTACTCTATGTGTCTGATGCCGGAGAAGAGAAAACTTGCAGGAAGATATTTGAATTAGAAACTAAATTATTTCCATGTCTAGTGGATATGAAATTTAAAGGAATAAAAATAGATGTTGATAAAGCAGAAGCTCTAGGTGAATTTTGTAGAAACAGAAGAGATAAATTAGTTAATATTATTAAAAGTAAAACTGGAATTAAAGTAGATATTTGGGCAGCTTCTTCTATTAAGAAATTATTAGATCATCTTAAAATAAAAGACTATAAAACCACTCCTAAATCTAAAATGCCACAGCTTCCTAAAAATTATTTAGAAACTCATTCTAATATCCTTTTAAGATTTATAGCTAAAGCTAGACTTTTTGATAAAGCCTCAAGTACTTTTGTAGATGGACTTTTAGGATTTGTACATAACGGAAAAATACATGCTGATATAAATCAAATTAGATCAGATCAAGGAGGGACAGTGACGGGAAGATTTTCTATGTCTAATCCAAACCTTCAACAAATTCCTGCAAGAGGATTTATTGGTAAAAAAATGAGAGAGTTGTTTATTCCCGAAGAAGGATGCACGTGGGGGAGCTTTGATTACTCGCAACAAGAACCACGGATCGTGGTACACTATGCTTTAAAGTTTAAATTACCAGGTACTCATGATCTAAAAGAAGAATTTAATAAAGATAATGCAGATTTTCACCAAATTGTTGCAGATATAGCAAAAATTTCTAGGACACAAGCAAAAACAATTAATCTAGGATTATTTTATGGAATGGGAAGATTAAAATTAGAGAAGGAATTAGAATTAACTAAAGAAGAAGCAAAAAAATTATTTAATACCTACCATAATAAAGTTCCTTTTGTAAGAGCCCTTTCACAAGGGTTAATAGAATTTTGTAAAGATGAAAAATTACTTTTTACTCTTTATGATAGATTTTGTCGTTTTAATAAATGGGAAACCACCAACAAGAAATGGAATCCAAAAATTAATAGGTTTGAAGAAGTTAAATTATATAAAGAAGAAGAGGCTCGAGAGAAGTATATAGCTGATCAAATTAAAGCATATGGAAAAGATAATTTAGAAGAAAATTTTATGGATCATTTTGAAAAGCATTATCAACCAGCTTTTACCTATAAAGCTCTAAATAGATTGATACAAGGATCAGCTGCCGATATGACTAAAAAAGCTATGGTAGATTTATATGAACAAGGTATTGTTCCTCATCTACAAATTCATGATGAGCTTTGTTTATCAATTAAAAATAAAGAGCAGGCAGATTTAATAAAAAATACTATGGAAAAAACTATTATTTTAAAAATAAATAATAAAGTTAATTACAAAAAAGGTACAAACTGGGGAGATATAAAAAGTTAATATTTTAGTTACTTTTTTTGTAAAAACAACTATAATTGTAAACTTTTAAATAACCTTAAGGAGGATATTATGGAAAAGATTAAAGTTAAACTTCAACAATGGTCTTTAATGTATAGAGAATATATTATTGGTTTTGTTGTTGGTGTAGTCGTTGGCGCAGTAATATTCTAATGAACTGCCATGGCCTACCTGAATGCAAATATCCCTGTGACGTACGCACAGATCAGGAGAGAATATCTCTATGATCTCAAAAAACATCACGGGGAAACTGAAGACTGCATTATCTTTGGGCTGGCAAGTATTACTGGACGTCCTATATTATTTCATTGTATTATGGAAAACGGTGCAGTATTTTATCGCTTACCTATTAGCGCGTTTATGCAACGAGGATACAGAGCAGCGGACGTTCCCAACAAACGGTTGGATGAACTTGAGCTCTGGAATTGCTTTAGTTACTATCCTGCTGTTACTTCGTTCGATATTCTAGAAGGAACTTCAGGAAAATATTGGGGTAAAGATAAAAAATGGCATCACGGATCCTACTTATTCACAGTTGACTGGGCGCACCCAGATGCTAATATACTAAATTCTGATCATTCAGAGATACCGCACGAACATAAGTGCGCACACATACTTGCGTTGGAAAACGGCAATTATGCAGCTCAACCTAACAACAGACTAATATGGAGTATTTCATCTTTTACTATGAAAGATGAAGTGCCTGATTGGAAAGTGCAAACATCCGAGTGGAATGTAGAAGACACGAGGAAGTGGAGAACAGAAGACACTGATAAATTCTTCTACGAGATTGAGGAAAAGGAAAATGAGTAAATGTAAAAATTGTCAGTGTGATTGTCATTGTGATAGCATAATGCATTTACCTGAAAATGATTTAGATAAAGGTGGAGCATGTATATGTGATAATTGTGAGTGTAAAAGAACATACATAAAAGAAAAAGATCATGGACAAGATATGTCTTATGAGAATGAGAGAACATATGAATGACAAAATCATCACCGCATTACTTGCTATTCTCATCGCTCTTGGCGGATGGACGCTTTCACGCACCTTCTCACTTTCTCAAGATATGGTCCTTATTAAAGAAAAAGTATCGAGGATTGAAAATGAAATTCAGGACTTTAAAGCTGTTAAAAAGAAGAAGAGAGGCAAGAAAAAGGCTAAGAACAACTGAAAAAACAGTTCAGGTTTTAATAATTGGCCTAGCCTTGGTCTTAGTTCTTTTAGTTGGATGTAATTACAAAATGGTTCCATCTGAAACAAAAATAGAGTATGGTACCACAGAAACAGACTCTAAGAATAATAAGCTGCAGCAAAAGCAGTCTATTACTCAGAGCTGGAAATGGCGAAAAAATGATTGAAAAATTAATGACAATGTTGGTTGGCATATTGTTGGCGTTAGCTGGCTGGAGTCTATCTAGAACTTTTGAACTCTCAACTATTCAAGCAGTACACGAAGACAAAGTTCATAAACTTGAAAGAACAGTAGAAAAGTTAGAAGATAAAATGGATCGTATGATGGATTCAGATGAAGAGATCATGGAACAACATGAACAATTATTTAAAAAATTACAAGAAGGAAATACTCCTAGCACAGGGTATAGTTATAACTAATGGGTAAACCTTTAAAAATTTCTG